TAATATGTTTGGAAGTACTCCCATTCATTGGTTAGCTAGAAGAGGAGTAAAGGAAGTTCTTACTTTAGATAAAGAACTTCTTAGTATTAAGGATGAAGATGGATGTACTCCTATTCATTGCTTAGCTAAGAAGGGAATAGATATTCCAGAAGAATTGAAAGATTTGATTTAAACCGAAACTAGGAATGGAGTAAAGATTCCAGATGAGTATAGGCAGTATGTTTAACTAAAAGCCGAAACTAGGAACTTGTTAGTTCCTAGTCCGTACAAGATGACAACTTGTATGCTGATGATGGCAAGTCATAAAACAAAACAAAACAAAACACAGGAAATAAAAATGATTAAAGCAGATGGTGGTAAAATTACTTTAGATAAAGAACTCCTTAATATTAAGGATAAATATGGATGTACTCCTATTCATTGGATGGCTCAACAAGGAGTAAAAAAAATTCTTGATTTAGATAAAGAATTACTTATAGTTAAGGATAAGTATGGAAATACTCCTATTCATTGGTTAGCCGAAGAAGGAGTAAAAGAAGTTCTTAGCTTAGATAAAGAACTTCTTAGTATTAAAGATAATGATGGATGGACTCCTATTCATTGGTTGGCTAATAATGGAATAAAAGAAATTCTTGACTTAGATAAAGAACTTCTTACGATTAAGGATAGTGATGGAAATACTCCCGTTCATTATTTAGCTATTAATGGAATAAAGATTCCAGAAGAATATAAAGAGTCAATTTAATTTAAACAGAAACTAGGAACTAATAAGTTCCTAGTACATACAAGACGACAACTTATATGCTGATGATAATAAACAAAACAAAACACAGGAATTATATGTTTAATTTTATTAAGAAGATTTTTAAATCAAACATTTCTGATGAAGAAATCTTTGAGAAAGCTATGCATGGTGATAAGAGTATTCTTAAACTTCCTAAAGAAAGATTAATGATTAAGAATAATGCCGGGTGGACTCCCATTCACTGGTTAGCCTATGAAGGAGTAAAAGAAATTCTTAGTTTAGATAAAGAACTACTTAGGATTCAGAATAAGTGTGGAAGTACTCCAATTCATTGTTTAGCTAGTAATGGTGTAAAGGAAATTATTAAACTTCCTAAAGAACTTCTTATGATTAAGGATGAAGACGGGTGGACTCCTATTCACTGGTTGGCTGAAGAAGGAGTAAAAGAAATTCTTAGTTTAGATAAAGAACTTCTTAAGATTAAGGATAATGATGGAAATACTCCTGCTCATCGGTTAGCTCCTGAATATGAAATTCTTGATTAATAAGTAACTTCTTATGATTAAGGATAATAATGAGTATACTCCTATTAACTGATTAGAAAGAAAAATTCCAGACGAGTATAAGAAGTAAATTTAAATATATTTTTATGATTAATGTGGAAAATTAACTTTATTTATGCATAAATAAAATATTAGATAAATAGATAAAAAACTAAATCCTAATTTACTTTAGAGATTCGACTGTATGAGTACATTTCAAAAACATAGATTAAGTAAATCAATTCTCCATAGGATATAAAGTATGTATGTTGATTACATAGATAAGAGTAACTATAAAAATTATATAGGCAAGAAAGTTAGTGTAAAGGGTGATGTTAATTTAGTAAATTTACAGTTAAAAGAACTTCCTATTATCTTTGAAGAAGTTGGTGGAGATTTCGATTGTTCATTTAATGACCTACTGTCTCTTAAAAATGCTCCTAAAAAAGTAGGAAAAGGGTTTTGTTGCAATTATAATGATTTAAGGTCACTTGAAGGTTGCCCGTCTAGAGTAGGGCATAGCTTTCGTTGTTCTTACAATCGTTTGACTTCTCTAAAAAATAGTCCTAATGAAGTAAATGGTGATTTTTTCTGTAGCTACAATAGTATAGTATCACTATGTGGAAGTCCAGAGTCAGTTGGGGGAAGCTTTATATGCTTAAGTAATAAGCTGGCTTCTTTGTATGGAAGCCCAAAATCAATAGGTAATAATTTTTGTTGTAGCAATAACTATATAAATTCCCTAGTTGGATGTCCGAGTAAAATTGGTGGAGACTTTGACTGTTCTTGTAATTGTCTAACATCGCTCAAAGGACTTTCTAGAAAAATAAAAGGCGTTATTGAGCTGGGTGGAAATAAAATTCCCGCAAAAGAATTTAATAAATTATTGAGCAGTAAAGTACAAATCATTTTTACTGTTCTGCTGTCAATTGCAATAATTAGTATTGGGGTCTATGTTCATTAAATGCCGGAGACCCGTGTTCAGAATAATGACGCTTATTGTATTTAGTATTAGTGTAGTAACCACACTAAATTCCTTTCTTTACTATCTAAACCACAATCAAGAAGATTGTAAAAGGAAAATCGAATGAATATAAATAATGAAGTATATCTTTACATGAAAAATGTTTTACTCAGTAAAACATTTAAATCTGGAAATATTTATGAACTAGGTATCTATCTTTATTCGATAGACAATGGAAATGTCAATAAAATAATAATATCAAATACTTGTTACCACGTAGAAATAAACCAATATCAAAATAATAAAGGCAGCACGTTCTCAATTCAATTCTTCGTAGAAGGAAAAAAGAGACCATACTCCACTGAAGTATGCACAAAAGAAGAAGCTGCACAGTACATAAAACAAATGTTTAAATCTAACGGTATTAACCTATGAAAATAACTTTTGAAAAAGCCACGCAAATTATCTTAGATAAATTTAATAATTTAAACATATCCTTAATATCTCCAGAGGTACTTGATGAAAAAAATAATGTCATATATAAGCTAAATACATTTAAGATACACGGAAAGGATATTATTAATCTATATGATATTCTAGACAACACACGTTGCTTTGTTGAAGATGAGATTATATTAAGTAGTTCATTGCGTCTCCTTGATAATAATAAATTATCTATTTCATACAAAAAATTAAATACAAGAGAGTTTTCATTTTTAATAGGTATGTACAAAAGAGAAATAGAAGCACAGATGAAAAAGAACTAGTTAAGTATACCTAGGTTGATTTATATGAATAAACTAATTATAATTTCGATGAATGCCTTACTTCAAAACATCATGGAAAATTTTGAGTGCTTATCTATATCAGATATATACAACAAAAAATTAGCTATAGAAAAAGAAATGAATGAGTTTTCGAAAACACAGATAGCTATATCATTCAGCATAAACGATTTTAACTACATAAAGAATTTTAAACTAGACGATAAGGGAATGGTGCATAAGATTATTTCAAATACAAACTACAATGACAATGATAATGAAAAATTTAATAACCCTAGCATCATCTTGAGTGATAAATTAATCTTGCATCCGATTAGAAAAAATGGTCTGATGATACGAATGGATAAAAAATGTTCTTTCTGTGATAATACAAATTGCTATGAGTTTGATCTAGCCATACCTATTTGTAAAGAATGTATCATTAAAAAATCAGTAGCATTCCAGAATTAGTAAAAAGTTATATATATTTTAAAAGTATGTAAAGTAGAAAGGAATATGCATCATGTCATAAACTGATTGATTAAATCAAATTTTTATTATAATGCTTACAAGGATAAACCCTATGCCTTTGCAGGCAGACTATAAAAATAAATGGGTAACAATATACATCTATGAAAAAAGCGTATCAATACAATACTTTGATAAATATGAAACTTGTTTAATAGATAAATCAATAGTGACTAGTCTAATAAACGTGCTAAACAAATTCAGAAACTACCCAATGCTTTATGAATGAGTATGTTAAAGAATTTGAATCTATTTTTCAAAGAGAAAAGCGAAAACTTATATATGTTTAATAATGGAAAGTTTTTTGCATACATACATAATTAATTGAAAACTTTTTGGAGAATAATGCGTTGGATTATGAAAGTATAATACATATATTACTAAATAACTCTTTTCCAAAATCAGAATTAGAGTTATTAGTTCTTTCATCAAAGATAGAAACAAAATTAAATATATGTATCCCTGTGCTAGATGCCCTACGATGGACTTGTAAAAAAGATATAATAAAAACAGTTGAAAGAGAATTAAACGGGGGCATAGGCGAATAGCGAAAAATTTCAATTTTGTAAAAGTTAAATTAAAGACTAAAAATAATTATATCACAAAAGTCAGAAGTTGCATCAGGTTATTTAATGCAACTTCTGACTTTTTTTGTATTTAAATAGCAAATTTTTATTATATACATACGGGTATAATGTAAATCAAAAATAATTTTAAAAGGCAAACTATATGGAATCTTATAAAATTTATGGCTCTGCGTATAGTGGTGAAAAAGCTATGGAGACTATTCATTGCAGACCACACCATTCCGATAAAAATAAAATAGTAGCAAGCGTTGGAGAAGAAGAAAAACCTATTGATACTACTTGGCTAAAGGCTGCTTCTGACGCTTATAGAATTTCTGACGATATTTCTGATTACATAGTTGTTCCGGTAGGCATAGTAACAGTAGATATTCCTAATAGAAATATGCAATGTTTTCCATTGGAAGAGGTTACTTCTTGGGACACTGATTCTGGAAGAATAGTATATCAGACATTTACAGGAAAACCTCTTTTTTTAAATCATAAAAACGAAGATCCTCGCCAGAGTAGAGGAATTATTTTAGACTCCGTTTTGAAGTATATTCCACAATATGACTTATGGAAAATATATATTCTTACTGCTTGGGATAGAACAAAAGATAAAGAAGTTGCTGAACACATACTTAAAGATAAAAAATGTGAATATTCTATGGGAAGTATGGTTAAGAAATTTATAGAATATCCTAGTGGAAGGAAAGTTACTCCAAAAGATGTTAGAGGAATGATTAATAAAGAGGGCAAGCTTGTTTATCATAACTGTTTATGCTCTTGCTATTTTGAAACTTCTTTAATCACCATGCAAGAGGGTGCCGCGGATTGCACTGCCATAAATTTTCAAAATGATATTATTGCTAGACCAGGCGACTTACACTGGAATAAATAAATAAATAAAATAAGCATATATATATTTGGAGAAACAAATATCATGGCGGTACTTAATAGTAGAAAAAATATAAAGAAAATAGCTAATAATCCAGCACCAGAGGAAGTAGAAAGAATAAGCATTCAAATCTTTTCTTCAAAATTTTTTGAAAAAATAATCAAACACGCTATAAATTTCTTTCACATAAAAGAATTTAAAAGAGTAATTGCTTATTCTAACGAAACCGGAGGTCATAGCTTTTTAACTATCATTTTTCCTAGAAATAAAATTATACCACCATCTGACATAAACTTGTTTAGACGTGATATAAGAAAAAATTTAGCTAAGGCAGGATATACTGGAAAAGTTGATTTAGTAAAACAACAAAAGTTAATAGGAAAAACCCGCAGAGCAGTAGAAACTCCATTAATTTGGAAATCAAAAACTTGTGGAGGATGCTGGGTTTTATTCTTTGAACGCTATGCATAGATAGATAGATAGATAAATAGGTATGTAAATATGTTTAATTTAAAAAAGCAAGAAGCGCTTAATGAGTTTAAAAAGTATATCAAAGAAGGATTAAAACTCCTAAATGATAAAAAATACCAAAACATTAAACCTTACATAAAAGCAGATTTCAAAAATTATTTTTGCTCTCTTTTTGAAACTATAAATAACTTTGAAAATGTTGCTAGTAAACAAAGCAAGCAATACTCAATGATAGCCTTAAGTGGCCTTGACCTAACAGGAAGACCCCGCTCTTTTGCTATAAGCATCCAAGACTTCACTAATGATTTGTATAAAGACATACTGTCAAAATTTGAAAATAATCATAAAATAAAAGCTATGTGTGATAAATAAATAAAAAGAGGGCAGCTAAATGAAATATACAGATAAATTTTATGATGACGTGTATAAGTTTTCTAAATACTTTGCTTCGCGACATAAAGATTTTCAATATGGTGACTTACTTAAATCTATAAAAGATAAATTTCATTTTTCAGATATGACCGATGAAGACTTGAATCAGTGTATCCAAGAAGGGTGGGGAAGTGTAGTAGAGGGAAGCACGTACCATGAATTACAAAATCAATTAATGTACTATAGAATTTTTAATAATGCTAAAATTCAAAATGAACTTTTAGCAGTTGCATTGACTAAAATAAAAGACCCCCTACTTATTAGAAAACTTGCCGATAACATAAATCCTAAACAAGCTAAAATGTTGTTTAAAAAATTTCCTATGTTAAAGAATAGACTCCCTAGGGCATTAAAGTCAAAGATTTATCCTATGATAGATAAAGTCATTCCTCCCCTTATTATGGTTGGTCTTTTATCCCCTGACCAAATAAAAAAGTTCGATGCTAAAAGACTAGCGAACTTACCTTGGAATAAAGGTAAACCAATTTCAAAATTTACAAAATTATAAGGAAATAACTTACTTATGATTTATTCGTATAAGGGTACTAAAATAGAAGCTTCTACAAGAAAAGAAGCTATCTACAAAATTATTGCTGAGGGCGGTTACATCACCGTTAACTATATAGCTAAGGATAACTATAAAAATTATATAGGCAAAAAAGTTAATGTAAGGGGTGATGTTTACTTAGCAAATTTACATTTAAAAGAACTTCCTATTACATTTAGAGCTGTCGGCGGAAGTTTTAATTGCGCGGACAATAATTTAACTTCTTTGGAAGGTTGCCCAAGTAAAGTAGGTGGTGACTTTGATTGTCGATTTAATAGCCTAGCATATCTAGAAAGGTGCTCGTTAGAAGTTGATGGAAATTTTGATTGTTCTCATAATAGCCTAAAATCTCTTGCCGGATGCCCAAAAAAAGTTGGTGGAAGTTTTGATTGCTCTTATAACAAACTAACCTCTCTTGGTAGTTGCCCTACAAAAGTCAGTAAAGATTTTTATTGCTCCAGTAATAAAAAACAATTTACAAAAAAATATGTTAAGTCTTTATGCATAGTCGGTAGAAATATAATAGTTTAAAAATAAATAAATCATATATATATATATATTATTTATTTTCTTACTTACTTTCTTTCTCATAGCGTATCACAACACACATAGATAGGAATAATAGCTATATATGTATAATATAGACTTAGATAAATTAGCAGACATATTAGATATCAACAGAGATGTTTTAATTTCTGAAAGTCATTGGAAGAATATTCGGAATGCTATTGAACGAAATCATCATCGGTTTGCTAAAGAAGAAAAACTTTTGCAATTACAATCATACAAAAATCTTAATAAATCATTTTCTATATGATTGTTAAAAACAACAAGATTTAACCAATTTAATTAAATCAAAAAACATAAATTTTTATTATAGAGTTAAATGTATAGATATATTTAGAAATTTAACTCAAAAATTAACTTAACATAGAACCTAATCCGAAGGTAATATCGGACTGATAATAAAACAACTTTTAAAAGTTATAGGTACAATATGTTAAGTATGCAGTTATCTTATACCGATGACTCCAAAGACCGCCTTATCGCCAATGGCGTTGATATTCACGCCATCCAAGAAGGTGAGCCTCTTGTTTCTGTCATAGAAGACGGCGTTGAGAAGGTTAAGCCGTCTGCCGGTGTAGCAAACGAACTTCTCGTTGGTTTCGCTTATGCGAACTGGTTTATTCCTAACAATCAAGTTATGAATGAATCAACCGTTCTTCCCACAACTCCAGCCGCTACCGCTATTCAGCTTTATCCGAACATCGCAGCTGGCTCAATCAAAATTTCCGGTACATCTACTTTTGCCGCTGTTGCTTCTGCTGCCGCAGTTATAGCCGCAGGTAATTTCTATGTAGATACTACTACTGGCGTTCTTACTGTTTTCGGTGCCGCTAATGAATCCATCGAAATCACGTATCGCCGTAATCTTTCATTCTCCGAAGCCCAAACGCTTTTTGGAACTCACCTTTTCAACGGTCAAGCTAACGAGTTCTTTGAACAAGTTACTTGCTGGAAAGGTAACGGGCAAATCTTTACTGATTGCTATGATACTTCTAAAGACTGGTCTTCCGCCACTCAAGCCTATACTGGCGCAGACGGAAAGCTCACTACCACAAGTACAGGTTGCCTTGCTGGTCGTATCATTAGTCGTCCTACTTCCACCGATGCGTTCCTCGGCATTGCTATCAACTTAGCTTAATCATTTAAAGGAGAATTATTATGAATCCGTATTCTAAAACTTATCTCACGAAAGATGGTGACGCTGTTGTTGGTTCCGCTAAACTTCATCGTGCCGATTCTTCCGAAGCACTCGTTGGCAACAACGGAGAAATCAACGCTTCTTCAAAGCAAGACCTAATGAAAGGCATTTCCGCCCTCATTACGGCTGTGCAGAATGGAGAAATCAGGGAAGCTTCCAAAGAAGACGAAATGACTTCCGCCGAAAAGAAGCAGATGCTCGCTACTGCGGCGGCTGCTGGTGTACAGTCCGACGAATGGTCAGTTATCGGTTCCACGATGGCGGCTGAAGTTAAGGAAACTCTTGGTCGTGAGGGTTTCTCGCGTAAGTTCATGCAGTTCCGCTCCATGACCAACGGTGAACCTGCCAAGATCAGACTTCGCAAGCGCGATACTCTCGCCTGGGTAACCACTACCAACCCCAATACAGTTGCTAGTGTTGCCCGTGCTCCGTATGCGGAACCCGCGATGTTCTCTCTTACCGCAAACATCAACATCGAACAAGTTGAAATTGCACAAGACACAGGTGATTTACTTGATGACCGTTATACTGACGGTCTAGAAGCTATGATGGTCGGCGAAGATAAGGTATTCCTCAAATTAGCGGATAATGCCGCAACTTGCCTGAATGATCCTTACTACTTCTCTGATTTCACACCTACGACTATGCAGTCCATGAAAACAGAAATCGCCTCTAACGGTGGTATTCCTGTAACTTCTATGTTAATCAGTTTTGATATTTGGACGGACATTGTTGCTCAGCCGGAATTTACGGCTTGGTACTCTGAAATCGCCAAGCATGAACTCGTTATGGAAGGTAATCTTGGTACTCTCGCTGGTATGAAAATTGTAACTGACGGTTATCGTCTTCCTACATTAAAGGTTCTCCCGAAGGGAAGCGTTTATATGTTCGGTGCACCTGAGACTCTCGGTGTTATTTTCCAGTGGGGCGATATGAGTGTTAAATCAATCGATAAGGCTAATGATGGTCGTGCCGTTGTCGGTTGGTTCATGAACTCTGTCGAGGCTATGGGCATTGGTAACGCTCGTGCCGTTGTCCGTGGTAACAAAATCTAATCTGATCTTCATTTTAACTTAGCCTACTTACTTACTTACTAGACAAGGCTAGTTAAAACAAATAGATAGATAGACAAGTATATAAAATAAAGAGGTACTTACACGCATTAATCTTGCTTGTTTGTACCTCTTTTCTTTTTATCTAATGTTAGATTTATTTTAGTTTGACTTACTTTTTAAAAGTAGTGGGAGAGGGCATTTATCCATCAGCTCCTTCATCTAAATAAATAAAGATGATATGATAAATGTTAAGTCCCTCTCCCACTAATAAATAGGTAAGTTATGTATATAAGGGAGCTTAAATCTCTAAAATCTTCAAAGTATGAAGATTTATGTTCACTTTTATAAGGATTTTTGATATGCTTTTTAAGATAAATGGAAAAACAATAATTGCAAAAACTATGCAAGAAGCGGCTACCATTATCTTATCGTCAAAAGATAATCCTATCATAGAAGCCAGTAAGATTGCTGATAATAAAGAGTACAAGCCTGTTATAAAAAATGCTATAAAGCAAGAAGACAAGTCAACAATAGAAAAAGAACTTAATGATAGAAAAAATAACTTCGAATCCATCCAAGTTAAAATCCAAAAAGCAAAAGATAGCTTTGATGAAATAGCTAAATTAGCAAGTTCAGTTCAAAATGGAATAGCTTTTTCGTACAGCAAAGACGAAGGTCTTGTAAACAATTCGTTTAACAAAAGTGTTGCGGACTATAGTAAGTTTTGGAGTATGTTCTTTAATCTGTATAAAGATTTATCAAACCTATATAAAGAACTTGCGTATGAAAAAGAAGTAGATAGTGACCTATTGGATGCTGATAATTACTTTCAAAAAAGATATAATGCAGCAAAAAAACTTGCAGAAAAACCAAGCATAAGTTTACTAGAATACTCAGATGTTATTAACAAGAAAGACATAAATGGAAGAACTTTAATTGACATTGCAAAAGAATCAGCAGAAAAGCTTCCAAATAAAGAAGAGTTCTTAAAAAGGATAAGTATATGATTTATTTAATTAATGGTAGATCCGTTATTTCTTCTAATAAAAAATCCGCTATTGCAGCGGCAGGTATGCAAAAAACTATAAAGATAGATATTGGTGCAGACTTATTTGACGAATACAAAACAACGCTTTTTAATGCAAAGTATTTTTCTGAAAGAATCTGTGATGATATTTCAGAAAAAGGATATTGTAAATTAATAAATTTTGATTTAGATGAAAAGTATCTTATTATAAATGTCAATACTAAAGTAGAAGACAAAATTATTAAAAAAATAGTTGAAGATTTATTCTCATATCACACAAAAGTAAATAATATGAGTTTCTTCAAAAACGGTGAAACATCTTTCTATGGGTGGGTAGACAGAGTTCCTAAGATAGAAATATACTGAGTAATTTGGTTATATAGATATATAACGTACTAAAGCAATTTTCTTTTGATTTATTTAATAAATAGATCAAAAGAAATAAAAGCTTTTGCGTAAATAAGTAAGTAAGTAAGTAAAAAAGTAAAAAAGAGGATTATTCCAATGGATAGAAAAATTGTAGTATTCAATGTAACGACATTCAGTGCGTTTAATAAGAAAGTTGCTGCAAACAAAATCAAAAAGCAAAAATCTCCAGTTAGTATGCTTGTTGACTTGGGAACGCAACTTGACATTATACTAAATAATTCAAGCACTTCAGAAGAAAAAAACAAAGCTATAGCGCTTCTTAAAAATGAGGACACCGCTATCTATACTGAAATATCAAAAGTTAATTGTGAAGCCCTTTGCAAAAAGATGAACAATCTTGACTTCCAAGATTGGCTTGAGTCCTCTTATTATAGGAAAGGTTCCGCGGGTATTCTTAATTATCAATATCTCATTAAGAAACGCATTGGAATAAACGGAACTTTCTCTTTCAAAAATGCTAAAGCCGTAACTTCCTACACAATAAAAGACGGAACTAGGGTAGAATTTCATGTAAAATGGACTTACATACTTCCTGTAACTTATGTGGAAAAGGAATCAGATGTTTCTGTTTCCTACACGGTAAGTGTAACAAATAATAGTGCTAACGTAACTAGTGTAACTCCTACTTCAGCTACAGTCGCTAGTGGAAATTCCACTACCTTTACTTTAGTCTATGCAGAAGGTAAATCATCCGAAGATATATCTGTAACAGGAGGAACTGTTTCCGGTGACATCCTGACAGTTTCAAATGTTACTGCTGATGTATCTGTAACTATTTCTTAATTAATTGATTTAATTAAATGAAGCACAATAAAACTTGTGCTTCATTTATATATAACAAACATGAATAAATAAATAAATAGAAAGGATTATTTACTTATGGAATTTTTAAAAGATATTGCTCCGTACTTAGTAGGTATGTTGTCTGCCCTAACTGCTTATTTGAAAATTAATACAGATAGAGAAAAAACTAAATCTAAAAGAGACGTAGATTCTAAATCTATAAGAACTGAAGTAGAAGTCTTGAAAGAAAGAATGAAAGGAGTTGATATGCTTCAAAATGATGTAAAAGAAATGAAGGAATCAATAATTGCCTTAAATATTTCAGTTAATAAACTAATAGGTTTCTTATCTGCAAAGTACGAAGAAATAAAAATGGGTTAAATCAAAGTAGGTTAAATTTATGGACTTAAAAGTATACAAAGTAAACGGAGCATTTGTTCAATGCTCTAACGAGCAAGAAGCTATTGGTCTTTCAAAGTATTGTGATTTAGCAAATGCTCTTCAAAATCTTCTTGAAAATACAAGACTTATGTTTTCGACTGTGTGGAATTTCCACTGGAACATAGTAGGCTCCGATTTCAGAAGAATCCACCTTATGTTTGATGATGAAAAAGAAAAAATCTATAAGGATATAGATACAACTGGAGAACAAATTCGCCATTTAAAGTTCTTTGTTGATAACATATCTCTTCAAGCCAATCCTGTTATCCGTAATGGAAAGAATCAATTAACTATGTATCGTGATATGCTAGTTAAGAACCTTCAACTAATTTCTTCCGTAAACAGCGAAGCTACAAAAGTAAACGAAATCGGAGTTCTTGATTTCTGCGGAGAAATGGCTCGCAATAGAAGCAATTCTTTATATTTTGTAAACTCTCTTTTAAGTGGCAACTGCGATGGAAATAACGAGAATAAATGTACTGCCAGTACTGTTCTTGGTGGCTTTGATAAACTCCGTTTTAAGGAAATGAAAGACAGGCCTTCCTTCTTTAAGAATATTAAAGATAATCTTCACTTAACCAGCAAGCAGTTCTCTCTAATAAATCGTGGATTACGCTTAGCCATTAAAGCGATTGAAAAAACCCACGAAGAAGCCAGTATTAGATATTTCTTTAAGAGAAATGATGCTGGCTACATAAGGGTTGAAATCAATGATGAAATTTTCATTATTGGCTATACAGTTTATGAAAGTGGAAAAATTAAGGTATGGACTAGACAGCTAAAGAGAAACATACCTGTAAATAATTTTGATTACTCTATGCTTGAACTTATAGCAAAGAACAAAGCCACTAAACTTCCTAAAGGATTTTTAATGACTTGGTTATCTATCTAAGTTAAGGAGAAGTTTATGAAATTTATAGTGACTGTAAAAGATATATATGACGGAAACTCTACTTTCTACGAAGAAATAAAAAATAATATTTCTTCTCCATCTCTTCTTTGGAAAAGACTCCCAATGACTTTTTATGAATTTTTCCATAAAAAAAGTAAGCTAAGCGAAGATGAAGAAGGTTATATAAAATGCGAATCTATAAAGCTATCTTCGCACAATGATAGCAGCAGAGAACTAGTATTAGAATGTAGCATCCCTGTGTTTGACAAGAAAGAAATAAGGCTAAGGTTAAATCCTAAAACAAAATATGGTTATTATTTGAAGAAAAATAACAATAACTACAATAACCTATGCAGTTCTTTAAAACACGCTATCATTTATACATATAAAAATAGTAAGACTAAATTTTTCTTTGAGTCAAGAGAAAAATTAGCATCCTTGATTAATGTAGAAATTGATGAACAAGATTTAAGGCAGATTGATATGTTTGATAAAAAGAATGGAGACAGGGTTACTTCTTCAAAAGAAATAGACGACGAAATGAAACAAGCAAAAAGAGAACTGCTTGTTTCAAAAGTAGATTCAAAAATATCTAACGAAAAATCAAAGCTAGACAAGGGTCTTGAGCAGATTGGCTATAAGATAGTGGCAAAAACCTGGTTCGCTTCAACAGTTACTTATAACGACGATATGATTGAAATTTTCTTTGGATATTATAAGAACAGCTGGAGATGCACCATTAAAGAAAAAGGAAAAGTAATCTGCAAAGATAAACCATTTGATAGTAATAAATTCTTAAAAATGGCTAGGGTATGGACTGATGGAAAAATGATTCATCCAGTTTCAATTCAAGCCGAAGTAAATAAAGATAAGGATAAAGACATGACAAAAACTACTGGCATTTACCTATGCAAAGGAAAAGTTATAAAAGCCTCCTGTAAGAAAGAGGCCATAGTCAAGAGTTCTTTTTCTCCGGACGACCTGACAGGTGATGATGCTGACATGGATACAGAAGATATGTGGGATTTCCTCCTAGAATACGGCATAGCTACAGAAGAAGAACTGCAACTAGTCACTGATATTTGCGGGTACAGGAAAGGATCACTTACAGACATACTGGATGCCAGAACCGGCTATAAAGAATTCAATAACTATTATGAAAGTGAAATTAAATAAATAAATATATTTGATTTATTAAACAATAAACTCCTTATTCTACAAAGAATAAGGAGTTTTTTTGTATCTATTTCTAAAAAATTTTATTTGATTTTGAAAATTAAGTAAAAAAATTTTTATTAAGAGGAAAGAAAAGGAGAAATGTATATATGCAAGTAGCAGTTTTTCATACAAAAGGCAGTAACAGAATAGACGTTGACGTTTATACTGACAAAGAGGTAAGTGTATCTTTAATTGCAAATAATACTATTCAAGACCAAATAACTGCCAAATCAACTATGATAAACAATGGCGTTGTACATATTATTTTTAATTTTTTACGATACAATATATCATACTATTCTATTTCAGCAAATGATGGAACAAATACTATAATAAAGTTACCAGAAGTTATTGACTCGCCAGTCTCAAAATATGAGACTAACTTATATGAAGATGATTTCACTAAAAAAACTAATCATCAGAATGAAAGCGTAGATGCCGAAGTAATTACTGAAGAAATTATTCGTGGAGAATACTTAAAAGTAGATTTTTCATCTACTAACTTAATACAGACAGGTGAAGGTAATCTTAACTACAATGGTGGTGGAAATAGATATCTAAATGATAAAAATGGACTACTTATACTGCAAGCAAGTAATGCGGAATCTATTAATGACAAATACTCTCCTTTATCGCTAGGAACTGAATTTAAAATTGAGCACGCTACAACTAATTTATACAATGGATTCTCTACAAACTCACTAGGAAAAGAGCAAGTTCAGGCAGGACTGTTAGCCGATGTTTTTTCTAGTAATGGAAAGGATCTAATAGTTGACTTTAATCCTATAAAATTTGAACCTGATACTACATATTGTTTTTCCTCTATAATGAAAGTTTCCGAAGATGCTAATGTTTCTTTAGAATACTTAGATGAGAACGGCAATGAACAATCTTTAAGTGAAGAAATTGATGGCTCGATAAATTGCGATGTTTCTCAAAATTATGAAATGTGTTCTATGACATTTCAACTAGATGGAACGTACAGGTTAAGATTAAAGACTTCAATTTTTAACCATAATAAAAATCGTCTATTCTTATTGCTTCCGCAAGTAGAAGCAGGAACTTATCCAACTAGTAGAGTTTTAAATAATAAATCCAGAATTAAAGATGAACTTTACATAACTCCTTTCGGATTATCGAATATGGAAAACGGCGGTTATGTATTTGTTAAAGTAACGATGGGAAGAAAAATATCAACGGCTAAAGGCCATGCAATCGTTGAGTGGATAAACGAAGAAGGAAACGGACTTAGAATTATGCAAGATTCTGATAACTCCATCGTAGCTTGCCTAAATGAAAATAGTAATGTTGATAGCGTTACTTCTACGCCACTTAATGAAATGAGCGAGGGAGATGAAGTATCAATAAAAGTAGAGTACTCGGCTTCTCTTATAAAATTAAGTATAAACGATAACGAATTTTCAAACGAAAGGACAATGTCATTTATACCAACCACTACTTGCAATATACTTCTAGGATATTCTGAATCAAATTTAGATTCTTTCGATGGTAACATATCATTATTAAGGCTAGGAAAATAGATATGAAAATTTTAGAAAAAATAGAAATTAAAAATATACTTGATAATCTTAACAAGTCAGCCATAAAAGTAAAGGAAGGAAAGTTGCCTGAATTTGCTATTTTTATGGAACCAAACTCATTCAAAGATTTTGGGTATAATCAACTAGGATTCAACATAACCAAAACAAGCGAATGGCTTGAATCTGCAACCACTGATGTTTTGAGAGACGCAGTTCTTGCAAATAAAATTGTTCGCATAACTCAAAAACATGGACATGGGATTGGACTAGTAGTTAAAACTATTTGCTATATAGTAAGCAGCACTTTCTATAACAGTAAAATTGGAACTTTTACGGAGGATAGCATAAATGAAAATATATAAAGACCCTTCGGAAAAAGAAATTATAATAAACGATGAACAGGAAATAAATCTTGAGGAGTATCAACATACAGAAAAACAAGATTATAACGTAAATACAAAGAAAATAATTCCAAATGAATCTTATAAGAGAATATATGCAGATTCTCAAAAAATTCCACTAGGAAAATATGACTTTAGATACATAGCTCCAAAGAAAAATTCTGATAGCGGTGCTTTCTATTCATATCTAGCAAAATACTCAATTCCAAATGATTATATAAGAATTGCGTTTTGTTTAAAACTATCTGATACAGAATCAAAAGCTAAAATAAATTCAGTATCTACTCAAACTTGGGAAGCATCTCACGGAAGATATGTTACCATATATCCCTGGAAAGTAAAAGAAGGGTATGAAGACTATCAACAAGATATTATGAATGATATAGCTGATCTAATAAAAAAGAAACTTTACAAAAATGCACAAATAACTGTCTTATCTGTCGAAGATGACGAAGACGAAACCGAAACAGAGGTTACTATAAATGACTAAGAATCTATTCTCCGAAGTATTCGCTGATTTGACTATGAAAATTGGTGAAGACAAAGCAAATGAAGTATTTGAAAAATTTGACGATATGGAAAAAGCTATTAAATTTTCCAACGCAGATTTATTGAAGTCGGATGAGATGGAAAATTTAATTTTCCCAACAAATACTTCTGAATTTAAAAATATGCTAAATGTCATAAAGTCATTTGTTGAAAAGTCGAATCAAAAAGAGGCCAGCGATGCTATTTTGGCAGTTTTGAATACTCTTCCTAGTGATAAGGTTGTTTCTTCCTACTCTCCATTAAGAGAAATAGATATTATATCTAAAAATAGATTTGAAAGAATAAAAGAAACACCGTCACCCGAGTCAGAACCGAAACTTCCATTACTCAAAAAAGTTATTGATGATTTTATATTTATGAACGAAATAGATCATGATATTTATAAAGAGATAGATAATTTAATAAACTATTTCGTAAATAGAATTAGAGAAAATGAGCTACGCTCTGATGACTATGCTAAAGAATGTAATTTTGATAAATCAGTAATTTTATCAAAAATTAAACTTGCCTCATACTATAACTTAAATTCTGGAAATAACTTTAAACTTTCATCTCCAGAAATTGTATGCAAAGGAAACAGATGTGCTATTGAACTCTCTTTCTATAATGCGTTTTTAGTAGGTATTATAAAGATAACTAACAAATGGGAACACAAGATATTTGATTTACTTGATAAGGAAACTATTGCAAAAAATAGTCAGTTTGACGTAATCTTTAAGGCTATAAAACTTTCCATAGTTGCAATAGTTAATGAAAAGATGAATAGTTTTATTAAGTCTTGTCAGGATATGGCAAAAGTTAAATATACTTTAACCGATGCAGAAAAAGTTGCCCTTGATGAAATGTATTTAAATCTTTTAAATAAAAAAGTCCCTATGTCGTTGAGGTAATTTAAGTATGTTTACTCTATCTATGAATAATGGCGATATTGAAGTAGATGAAGCAGGTCAGTTTATAGAAATAGAGGATTCTAATAAATTATCACAAGATATTGCCGAAGCATTAAATAGTGAATACGATTCATTAAAAAAATTCGGTGGAAAATTGATTAGTATGGACTTTAGTACGAAACAAGAAATAGTTTCAGAGATTTATACTATTCTTGGAAGACTTATGGAAAAACAAACTGGTGCTTCCTCTTACGAAAAAATTAAATCAATAAAAGAAGTTACAGTTTTACAAGAAAATTGTATCATATATGCCTATATAAGTGTCTATTCTTATGGAAATGAAATAATAAGTGATACATATACGATACTTTAATATTGGAGGAAACTATAAATGGCTCGTAGCGAAGAAGAAATTATAAAATCTTTAAAAAGTGATGTTAAGTCACAAGACTATTCAGTAGATGTTGAAAAAGGCCCATTATTTAATTTTATGATTAAACCTATAGGTGTAACTATAAGTGATAATGAAGCTAACATAGAAAGAATGGAAAGATTGCTAAGTTTAGATATAACTTCTGTATCGGAAGCCTCTACAGAAATTTCTGCTTTTGGAAATAATTTCAAAGTTCCTAGGGGAGGTGGAAAAAAAGAGCAACATTTACAAACTTTTTATCTGTACAGCAAACCTACCACTACAATAGAAATTCCTACAGGAAGCTTAGTAGGAACTAGTAATAAAACTTATGTCTATAAAGTTTTAGAAGGCAGAAGTTTTTATCCGGAAAGTTCAACTACTTACTTCAATTCTATGACAAATAGATATGAGTTGAATATTATGGTTGAAGCTGTTGATTATGGATCAAGCTATAATTTACCTAAAGGTAGAGTAAATACCATTGTATCTACTTTAAGTGTTGATGGAACTGTTAGTGCTACGGATTCATTAGTAGAAGGCTCCGACGAAGAAACAGATTTAGAGTATATGGCAAAAACAGAAAAGAGATTTGAAGGTTTAAATTCTGGAACTGCTAGTGGAATACAGTATACTATAAATACTGAGTTAGGAATAAGTGATGTTTTAGTAACTAAACCCGGAGACGACACCTTCACGCGCAAAGTAAAAAGAGCAGCACTTGATGTTTATGTAAATGGAACAAATACTTCTTGTAAAGTTCAAACTATTACTTTGACAGAAGAAACTGATAAAATTTATTTTGAAAATTCTCCAGTAACTTCCGTAGACTATGTAACTGTAGATAGTGAATCTGTTGATTTTACTTTCGAAGAAGATACTAGTACAGACTATGGTGGAAGCACAAAGTCAAGTGACTATGTTTCTTTTGCTTCAAAACTACCTGTCGGAAGTTATGTTGAAATAAAGTATTACATAAATAATGATGTTATTTCAGCAAATGATATTTTTAATGAACTTGACTTGTATGAATCAGACGTTCTTGTTAGAAAACCTAGGAAAGTTTATTTAAATCTTGAAGTTGTTATAAAAACAAATACAGTAAATAAAAAAGACGCGCAAGAGCAAGCACTCAACGCAGTTGCTTCTTATCCATCTTACACCATGGGAGAAGTTTTATATCCTAGTAACATAGAGTCACTTATGAGAATTAATGTTCCAAATGTAGTTTCAGTTTATGTAGTTAAGCATAACATAGATGGACAAACTTTTGATATTGGAACTGTTGCACTAAAGGCTAATGAAATTATAGACGTTAGTAACGCAGTCATTAGTGTAATTTAATAAAAGCCTCATATATATATACTTTAATATATGTATATATGTATATATGTATATATGTATTTACCCTATTTTGCGTGGTTCGAACTACGAAAGAGATTTTATGAAAATTGAGTACATCTATGATATTTGGGGGGACGTATATAAAAATATGATTTCCCAGATACCTAAAGGAAAATACTTTGACAATAGAGCAATTATAATTCCTAAAAGGGATATGTCTTATTTCAAAGTTACTACTGATAGAGTAAATCAAATTCATTATGTTTATGTATATAGAGAAAATTCTTTAGGCAATGCAAAAAATAGTTTTACTTTTGTTCCTACCAGCACTCTATACTGGCTTCCAGTCAGATTATCAAAAGGATTAAATGTCGTATCAATAGCGTGTGACGAAGAGAGTAAAGCTACTATTTCTGTAACATCAACTTATTTCGCTTCTATGATTGATAGCTATGCGAAAGAACTATACAACTATTCCCAAAGAAAGATAGATGCGACTGAAAAAGATATATACATAAATGAAGCTACTAGACTTGTATCACCTGTCTTATCCTTATCAAAAAATCTAACAAGTACTCACGCTTTAAGGACATTTGGTCTTCAAGTAATCGTTAGAGCATTAATTAATAATCCAGGAACTGCTAAAAGTCTTGAAAATGTGTGCAAAGGATTGTTCATAAGCACACCTAAAATAGAAAATATTGAACAAAAATCTTTATTTGATAGTGCGTATCCTTTTTATGCGGGACAAGAATATGAATTAGGAAAACTTATATTCTTATGGATTAGAAATCCTTCCCTAATAAGAAGATACTGTATTACGGATTTAGCAATAAATCAAGGCGACGATATTGAATATACCAGTGATAAAAATGTAGATGTTGATGGCGATAATGAATTTACAGATGATAACGATTCTCCATTATATCCGGAAGATGTAAATGATGAAGATAACAATGGAAAACAAGATGAAGATATTACAAAAATTATGAAGATAGAATTACCTAGACTTGATAGAAATCTTCCTATACCATTTACAAATATACATCCTTGGTGTGATAGAGTTTTTGAGGATAGAAAAACGTTAGATGAAAATAAATCTTTAGATATTGCTATGCTGGATGACCCTTTTGAAGAAGGTATGATTGGAAAACAGTGTATCCCATATAAATATGACGGCACAAAAGCAATAGCAATAAATAAGTATATACAAATTCATTTAGTTCCATGTAAAAGTAATATAACTATTACTATTGGTGAATACACAAAGGGAACTCGTATCGTAACAGAATTACGCAAACCAATATTAACAGAAAATGATTCTTATATAGATAAGGAATAAATTATGGAAATCATAAATCCAGAAACGCTTAAAGAAACAGATTTAAATTCTCTTCCTCAAGAATACCAAGACAGACTTAAACCTATGATTGAAAAAAAAGAAAAGAAAGTTATAACAATTGAAGAAGATGATGAAAATGACTTTATAAGAAAAACCCCAGAAGGAGAACCACTGGATAAACCTTTCAGAAGTAAAGAAAGTGGCGGTGGAAAGATCATATTAAATAAAAACTTCAATCCAGAAAAATCTTGGAAAACTTTCTATGCTACACAAGAATGCAAAGTTATCAAAAAAGGTTCTTATGTAGAAGGAAAAATAACTCCTAGAAAATTTTATACTAAAACTTTCACAAAAGTACACGCTACTAAAAAATTCGAACTAGTTCGAGATTTCGTAGGCTCACTTCCAGAAATTAGAACTAACTATGTCAAGGACATGAGTAGCAAAGATGAGATCAAAAAAATTTTAGCAACTATGATTTCAATGACGGATGAAGGTGCTTTTCGTGCTGGTTCAATTGAGAGAACTAGAGGAAAAAAACCTGTCTATGGTTTAACAACTCTACAAGCTAGACATTTTAAAAGGGAAGATACTTATTATAAAATAAACTTTATTGGAAAAGATAGTGTTCCTAACCACAAAATTATAAAAGACCCATTGACAGTAAAAGCTATTGACTCGCTATTGAATGGAAAAAATGATGAAGATTTTGTTTTTGTTGATTCAAAAGGACATAGAGTAGATGAAAATGAATTAAACAAATATGTAAAACAAATCAGTGGAAACGAAAACATAAGATTTCATAATTTTAGACATAAAAATGCTACGCAAGTATTTGTAAATGAGGTCAAAAGAATAGAAGAAGCAGGTATGATTCCTGATATGCCTACTGTTAAAGAAATAAAAGGCGTTATAGAAAGCGCAGTTTCTAAGGCAGCAGACCTTTTATGCAATACGCCAGGAGCTTGCAAAAAATCTTATATCTGTCCCCAGTGCATATTTGATGTATTTGATAAATATGGATTAGAAACTCCTGATTTATACAAGCAGTGGGTATATGATAAAAAAGATTTAGAAAAAATGGAAATTGACTTAAATAAAATATCAAATGAAGAAGATGAAAATGAAAACGAAGAAGAGGATAGTGCATCTATAGATGATGAAGAAAACGAAGAAATTGAAAGTGCATCAACTTTTAATGACAATGACAATGATAAGTACATAAGCATAGATTTTGATAAACAGGAAGATTTTGAATCATATATTTTAGCATTTGAACATAATCCAAAATATGTATTTGTAGAGCCCTCATTGGTAACGGCATCTTTCCTAGTTGATGAGGACTGGGTTCCTGATTTTTCTGAAATGGAAAAATCAATGCATAGAGGAGAAAATTATTATAATAAAAATTCCCAAAGACCAAAAGAACTAGATATAAAGTCTAAAAGTGGTTTAGACAAGTGGGGATATAATGATTTCCCGAGCGACTTGAAAAAATGTAGAGAGATTATTGAAAAACAATCTAAAGATGACTTGGAAAGAATTACGAAGGAGATTAATAAATGATTTTAGCGCACAAAACAGATGTTGGTGCAACTAGGGAATCCTACTCAATCATGAACGGATGGTCTATTAAAATTGTTGGATTTTGCTTAGGCGATGGAGGTCATAATCCTCTTACAGAAAATCCAATAGCAGTAGACAGAAGCGTTAGTGTACTTCCTGGGCTTTTATATGGAACTAGCTATGAAGTAGAATCAACTATTTTAGACAGTGATACAATACAAGTGAACTGTTATCTTAAATCTGGACAAGCAATAGGAATTAAAATATCAAACATAGGTCTTATTGCTCAAATAGTTACTGATGACGAAGATAACGGAAAAGAATTTTTATATGCTATAGCTAATTTTCCCCTTCAAGAAAGAGAAAATGGAAACTTAACTATACAAGTCAAATTAAACAACTAAATAAAAGGTAATCTTATGGCATTAAGCGCTATATTTCGCTTTGAAAATCTTGACAGCACTAGTGATTTAAATAGTCTTTATGATGGATTATTTAAAAAAGGTGTGTATGAAGGTGGCAGCATAATTCAATCTACCAGTACCTCCATAGCTATTTCTGAATTTAAAGCAATCAGTTATGATGGTATGCACATTATAAATGATGCCACTATCAGTTTAAGTATTCCTTCTACTGGTATAAAGTACTATGTTGTATGTAAAGCAAAATATGTATACGATGATAGTCCTATCATAACTATGTCATTAAAAACTGAATCAGCTTTATCTGCTGATGCAGAAGAAGATTATTACATAAAATTAGGAAGTGTCACTCTAAACGGTATAAGTGCTTCAATAAATTTAAATGATGATAGAGATGAACTTTCAGTATTGGGAAGAAATCCATACAAAGGAATTTTTGACGACGCAGAAACACTTGAGTCAGAAACAAGTGGAAAATGCCAAGAAGGTGACTGGGCAGTAGTAAATGCAGATTCCAGCGGAGAATCTATCCAAATTTACATATACTCTAGTGGAGTATGGGGTGGAACTGGAAACGCAAAGATTTTATCTACTAGCTACAGCCAACACGTACAAAATGCGGGCTCTGAAAATGTAGGTGTGGCTCATAACGTTCCTACAGAATCAGAAATGGAAGGAAACGAGGATAAGGGTGCTTTTCATATAAGCTACAATCAGCTGAAAGCCATTCCGGATGGAATAAATGTTACTAATAAACTAATAGCTGAAGATAATTCAAGACTTCTTACATCAGATCAATCAAATGCTCTAAAAGGAAATGTATCTGGTGGAACTCCTAACGAAAATAATAGATTTGTAACTTCAAATACTCCTATTGCTACATTTGTAAATGTGTCAGCAACAATGAGAGCGGATAGTGCCTACATACAGATCAGTCTTCCATCATCTGTTCCTGGTTACTTTGTAGGAAAGGGAGTTAAAGGAACCGCGCAGTACTATTTTGAAATTAGAAATTCTGACAATACGGATGTATTATTAGCAAATGGAAAACCAGTTGTGGCTTGTGGCGTTTATGTTGGAGATAATAACTGGAATATAACCTCTGAGATTTCTCCGTCTGACTATGGAAGCAATAATTATTACTGGTATGAATCTTCGAGTGAAAATAAATACTTATATTTAAAAACAGGTGATATCAATGGAAGTGCTACACAAAGTGATATTACTGCGGGAACTTGCTCTGTAAACTTATATTGTGGAACAACTTTAGGAAGCATCGATGGAAATGCTACTTCTCAAAGAATATACAAGCAAGGTTTAAGACAATTTTCAGTCATAACCTTTGACGAAGCAATCAGTAAAAATCTAAAAATACAAGATGATACTATAACAATAAATCCTTCAAGTACTATTAGCCTTTCACTAGGAATTGACGGACTGGTATGTGGTACAAATCAAGCATCGTATAGTATTACTCCTAGAATAATAGAATCGTATTATGAATCTGGACAATATAACTATAGTAAATTTTTGTATGATAATGGAAAATTATCTATCGAAAGTCAGAGTTCTACTAACAGAGATGCTAAAATACTTATTGATACCACGTATTCAAGCGATCACATATTAGAGTATAGTAATAATTATGATGGAACAAACTCCCATGCTACGTTTGATAAAGACGGAACAATAAAAGTATATAACCCCAGTAGTGATAGTTATTATGCTGCGTTAAGCTACAATGGAATACTAATAGTATCTAGTTCACAAGTAAATCAAATAAGCGCGGATAACGGCATAGTGCTACAAAGTATGAGTAGCAGTGCTAATGCTAAATTAACATATAATGATTTTAAAATATCTGGTTCTAGCGGTGCAACAAACGAATTAACTTCTAGTACAATAACACTAACAAATAGTACCGTAATAAATACTATAACAAATAGTGGTATAACCCTAACAAGTCCAGAAACTGCATTAAGAACATATAAATCAGAATTTACATCATCATATCTGATGATGTCAAGAAATCCTACTTCCTCTGGAACATTTACAAGAATAGGACTTAAAGACATATATATAAATGAGTCAACAGAATCTGCTGGTTATCAAATTCATTTAGGATATGGATATAGCCCCACGATCACTACTGTCTTAGGAAGCATTAGAATATGTGGCATAGACACAAACGGTGTGGCAAGCACAAATTCTGGTATTGCACATTTATATACAGTAATTAGCAGTAATGAAAATGAAAATAGTGGTGATAGCTTAAGTGGAAATTTGTTATTGCAAAATGCAAAGAACAATTGGGCAGATACAGTATCATTAAGTGCAAAATGGGTCGGTGAATCCAGTACAAGCACCATTATGGCTATAAATACCCACTACTCCAGCTCCTTAACAAACAGCTTTACAATATCGGCTACGCATGACACTGCTTTCACCCATGGAATAGTATACCAAGTATATTCAAATGGGTATTTAAATGTGCATTCTGATTATCAATTAGGTATATGGAGTCAATCTGGAGACATATTACTTGGAACTAATGGAACAGGAAATGTACTGATAGGAAACAATACAGAAGTTCGGCTAAACGGCAACATCTACCTTCAAGGCGATACCACGGAAACAAACAATTTAATCATAAACGGAGAGACTAAATGCCTTGGAGGAATGACAATAGCCGGAAATATAAACCCAGGGTCTACGGGTAGCGCTACATTAAAGTACCGTACATCAGACCCAGTACCTACTGATCCCAATGATCCCTTATTTAGCAGTAGAGGCATAGCCGCATTTGGGTATGGGCAACCCGTCTCGCTTACCAGTTATACTGGATTTTCTTTAAATCCACACGACTACATAAAAAATGCGTCAGCCACATTTTACCCATTTTCTAAGAGTGGTAATATAAATAGTGGGAAGTATGTATGGATATTCAATACCCCTGTACTTGGGGCACAAGATAGTACATACCAGTATGTGTTCAAACCTTTGTTTGCCGTATTCCGCCGAGATATAGGCAGCTCTGGTGTCTTCACCATAATTGAGTAAATAAATCATTTTAGGAATAATTTTATGTATATTGATTTAACTAATACTAGTGTTACAAACAAAATAACTTTAAACGGAGTTGCCAGTGGAGAAACTTTAACAGTAATGGACAATTCAAAAACGGAAAAAACATTTACGTTTAAAGATTCGAAGTCGGAGGAAACTGATGTTGAAATAGGAAAAACGGAAGAAGTAAAATCTAGCGGTAGTGTTATCAGTAACAATAATATATGTCCTAAAGCTAAAAACTTCATATCCATAGACGATTCCAGCGGAGTATTTTTCTCTACGCTAAAATATGGAGTTTTTGGCGGCATCTGTATGACTTCTAACATAGGAAGTGGAGATTACTTTTCCCTAGCCATTGAAGATGAAACATACAAGTTCCAATTTGGAAAAGGTAGCGAAAGTGACACCACCTATATAAACGTAGGTGCCTCTTTATATGAATCAATTTCTTATACCGCAGATGCTATAAACAGTACAATTCAAAACTGGGGTATGTTTGCATATACTTTTAGAAATAAAATTGTATTTACTCAAAATACAATTTTAAAAAATGCAAACTATCAAGCTAATGCCACTATTACTTTTAACTCAAAAGCTATTAGTGGTGATTATATAACTATGCTCGGAACTACGTTTACATTCGGTTCTACTTCAGGTAAAATACCTACAGGAGATAATGCAAATGATTCTGCATACTATTTAGCTATAGCTATAAACAATTCAAATCTAGCTAGTTCTGTTGCTGTTGATAATAAAGTTTTCATATACAATAAAGCAGACGGTTCTTCAGGCAACTCTAGCATAGAATGTCCGTCTAGCGCTATTCCTAGATTTACTGCAACAAACTTTATTGAAGGAAACGATTCTGATCTATCAATCGGCATTAGTGCCAGCTCTATGAAAGAGATAAAAATAAGAAATGCTGTTGTAGATGGTGTCACAGGAAAATCTTTTGCGTGTCTATCGTCTGCTATAGCGTGCGCCGATAGTGAACTTACAACTATAAATAAATTTTCATCTTCATCAAACTATGTGTCTATAACTAATGCTACGTACAAAACAAAAGCTATGGTAGCTTATGGAAATAACATTATAGTTACTGGTATCGGAAATGGAAGTCAAAGTAAATCAGACGATAGTATAACTGCTGAAAATTTAAAAAATGTTCTTTCTTCTATATATTCAAATTCTACCATAGAAGTATTTGATAATAACGTTAATGTATCTATGGATAATTATTTGAAAATCCAAAGTAGCTATTCCTCTATTAGTTGTACCATAGACGAGGGAACTTTAAGCTCTCCCATGAGCTGGGAAGCAATGCTAGTCTATTATGAGATAAATAGCACCCTAGCATTAATAGAAAATGGTGGAAATCTAAATTTAACTATAGTTAAAGGTAGTTTTATAGGAAAAAATCCACTAAATATAGAAAATGCTTCATTTAATGGTGGAAGCATATCTATTTCAACTTTATACTCACCCATCACTTATGGTAACAACACTCCTATTTCTATAAGCAATCAATGCGATAGACCTAAAGTTTATATTTCTGGTATGTTCATAAGTAACTCCTCTTTGAGTACCGGAAGCTTATTGCTTATTCAAAACTCATACGATGTCGATGTAGAACTAACTAATTGCGAAAATACAATAAAAGGAATATCTACACCAATGATTAGAGTCGAGGAATGCTCTTTAAATTCAAATGTTTATGTAAATAATTCAACATTTACAATAAATGATTCTCGCAGAAACGCATCGTATAGCATAAAAGTTACGGGAAATGTATTTATTACATCAAAATACAATGTATTTGAAGGAATTTCTTCAAGTAATGATACTGCATACTTTGTTGGAAATAATTGCTCACTTAAATCAAGCTATGATCTTTTTGGAAATATAAATCCATCAAACAACTCTAATGCAACAACATATACTAGTTGCAAAAAAATTAACGAAACAGTTGTAATTGATAGAAACAGAAACTACTGGTATTCTTTAAATCTAAAACCAAATTCTAAAGGTTTGTGCGTAGGAAACGATTCTTGTCCTAACGATATTTTTGGAAACACTAGAAGTTTAAATACAAAGTATGGCGTACAAAGAGTAGTTATAACAAGTGAAGTAGTAGGTAGCTATGTATTTACTTCTGATAGTTATATATCAATAAATGGCATAAAGAAAAATTTTGGAGTAGAATTAAAAAGCACCTATTCTACACAAATTGAAATGGCATACGATATATGCAATGTATTTTCTGGAAATAGCGATTTCAAAATAGTTCCTATAAACGAAACTGATATAGCAGTTGATATTTACGGAACTTATGGTATGTTTTCTACCAATATTTCCTCTACAAAATTAGCTAGTAAAGATTTCACTTACGTTACTAGTGGAGTAGACGCCGGAAGTAGACAAAAAACAACTTCTTTGGATAAAACATACTATGTTGATTTATCAATATCTGATATTGAAAACGCCGATGGAGAAAAAACGAATCCATTTAGTCTAAATCAGATGGCTTCTTGGATAAAAAGTAGCTATCCTTGTTATGGCTCAATGAAATTTATTTTACAAAACTCAAATTCTTCTTCAAGCACTTTTGACTTTAGTAAAGACATAAATAATGAGTATGCTAGAGGATATTGCACTATTCAACTCGTAGGTAAAAAGTTAGGAAAATTAAAAACATCAACATTAGAATCCGATATAACATTAGGTGGAGACGGCTTACTTTCATTTGTGTTTGATAGCTTAATAATAAATGGAAACATAGAGGGTGATGATGAAGAAAATAATGCAAATGAAATAAGATTCATAAATTCATTAGTTAAGGGAAACATAAATTCATATAACTCCATGTTAAGGATTATTGAATCGTCAATTAATGGAAACATAGATGCAAATTCTTATCTTACAATAAACGGGTGCGCTTTATGTAATGGAAGCACTACAAGTACACAAGAAAATGGTTGCATAAAATATAGGTATAATTATATAGTAGGAAGTAATTTAAAAATATCTAAAAATTCTTCTACTACAATAGACTCGGAAGGAAGTACATTTGGAATCAATTGTTTTTCTTCTGAATCCCCGCTAACTCTTTCTGACTTTGAACTAGTAGATAGCGATGCAATATCACTAATTCCTAGCACAAGCTACCTAGAAGACCCTTACACATCTAACTATGATATAGTAGGTAACTTAAGAAGTTCTGACTCTTCAAAAGTAAGTCTAGACTGTGGGGGATATGAATTAAAAACAGTTGCACCTACGTCTATTACTATACTTGTTAATTTATCTGCATCAACAACAGATAACGGGGGAATATATACTCCATGCTCTATTTCTGAAGCGTATGAAAAAATATATGCTATGGAAACTATTGATAGACAAATCAACATTGAAGTTTCTGGGTATGGTAATAATCTTCCATCACTCATATTGAATAAAGAATTTACTGATAATGGATATATAAACTTCATAGCAGAACCAAATTCTGTTATGGATAATTTTGTTGATGGGATTGGATTTGATTTATCTAGTGAAAATGCTAGAGTCTCTTTCTGCTCTTTAATTATAAGAAACAACGGAACTACATTTAAAACTAGTGGATTAAACTCTAGTCTAATTTTCTGTTCTTGTGTGTTACTTAATAATTCAGACAGTGCTTTCATTATGGGAAGCGATTGGAAATCTAAATTCTATGGAGTTACTTATGAAACTTCAAACGGAATTTTATCTAATTTAGATAGCATTATAGTAGGTAGTCTGTCTTACGGAGGAACTAACTTGTTAGTACCTACTTCCTCGTACTCCTCTTCTAATGCTTATGAAGGCGGAAGTCTTCCTGGTGGAACTTCTTACACAGGTTTAATTACAAATAACATAACCAACGAGTATCTTAAATACGATAATTTTAAGATACTAAACTCAAGTGCCTATGGCCTAGTAACAAAAGCTAATTTTGGAACATACTTAGAAGAAGCTGAATCTTTTAACTACCTAGAAGATATAAGAGGATTTTCAAGATTTAATGATTCAGAAAATACAGATTATGGCTGTTATGATAGCTTAGCAATTAGTGATGCCACCTCCTTTAGTGGAAAACCAAATGGACAATTTGCACAAATAACTAAAGAAGGGTCTAGTTTTATTACTAGAATGTTTAATGGAAACTTTGGATTTAAAATAGTTGGATACGCTATAGGCAAGGGGGGATACTCAAATAAAAATCCAATAGATTCTGTTCCTATTATTTGCGACGGAATATGTGCTACATATAAGATAACAATAAATAATAATGATCTAACATCCAGTGATGGAATAAGCATAGGGTCAAAAAGTTTTATATGTGGAGAAGATTTTGAAAAAGACTCAAGCGTAGAAAACACAACTATTAACTTAGCTTTAGCTATAAATAAAAATGGTGGTGTAGCTTTCGCAGAGGCAAATTCTAACTACATAATTCTTACAATAGCTACTATGGGTAAATTAGGAAATAATATTGTTTCTTCTTTAAGTGAATCAATATCTGTTGAACAAACAATTACTGGAGTTGATTCTTCCTATGGAATAGATATTGCTCTTCCTTCTGATGGATATAGAAAATTCCAATATGTTGAATATCTTCCTCTAGCCATTTCTTTATTCTTAAGAGTTGAAAGAGATGAAGCACAAATGGCTACTGGTGAAATAATAGTTTATGCCGAGGCAACTAAAACAGATAATAAAAATGAATTGAATCATACTATTCCTTTTGCAGTTGTCAGACACGGACTAGTTACTAAAGATAAAGACACGATTTTTGTAAAAAGAATAATAATACAAATATAATACATACATACACAAAGATAGGAGATTAAAAATGGCTGACGCAGCAAACATTGAAGGATTTCATAGAAAGTACATTCCATCAAGAACAGAAAAAAGATACCAAATTCTAAATCAAGGAAGAGGAATTATCATAAGGAAACTTGAGACTCCAGAAACTAAAATAATACCAGAAGTATATTCAAGACCCATTCCTGCAATAAATCCAATAAGAGCAACATCATACGATCCTTTAAAAGTTACATATAAGGAAGTACCTAAAAAAATTGAAAAACCAAACATACAATCTCCAGCTCCTATAACTAATAGCTCTTCTTTTGAAGAGCTAAAGGAAAAAGTTATGAAGATGCGGGAAGAAGAAAAAGCTAAATCAAAACACATCATACAAGAAATTAAAAAATCTATAAAAAATGATGATACAAACGAAAACAAAAGTGTAGTAAAAGCAGATACAGATACAGATACAGAGGCAAATGCAGACGATGTTAAGGATTTAGTTGAAGGAACAATAGCTAAAGAACAAGAACTTTTAAGTATGGATTATTTGAGAGGATTAGATAAGCATATTTTGAAAAAAGTTTTTGAAAAAGTATTTGGATATAAAGCTGAAAAGGGTTCATCTAGATATGAAATGTCTAAACTAGTTTATGATAAGTGTAAGGAACTTACTTCTAGCAAAAAGAAAATTATATATGATATAAGCAAGTCAATAGGTTTTTAAATAAAGAGGATAAGCTAAATGGATTTCCGCAACAACATTCCTAGTTTTTCAACACTAAGACCAAACTATTTTGCTAGATACATCTGCATTGATCCTTATATGATGGGAAAAACAAGATTCTCATTATGCGAAGGAGAAAAGGAATGTGTAATGAAGCAAGCAAATATAGCTCACACCACAACGGATATGAAAATAGGTGATACGGAATTTTATTTGGATACAAAAATAAAAGACTGCATAGTAGATTCCTACTTAAAAGTAGGAAATAAATTTTATCTTATTTCTGACTCTGATGAAAACTATATAGTGACGGAACAAATAGCAGAAGAAGTAGACAGTGGAACTACTGTAGAGCTTTACAGTGTACCAGTTCTTACCTCAAGAGAAGAAAAGTGTTGCAAAATTCTTTTTGGAGAAACAAACATAATAGTAGAAGACAAGTCATATAAGATAACTTCATCTACAACAATAGATGAAGTTATTGAATATTATGAAAAATATACTATATGTCACTACGTTGGTTCATATATGTATTTTAAAGGCGAGGGATTTAGCTCTGATACAGAATATGAAAATTTTTCTGAATTTCCTTTAGAATCAAAAATGTTAAATATAATGAGCTCCCACATAATCTTAAAAGGAGATGATGTATTATTTTTCAATGACGATATTCGCGGAAACCTAACCAGCCAAGTACTAAAATCAACCAGTACAATGAAATGGAATGGATATAAATCTACTGTTATTCTTGATAAGCTAGATGGAGATTATCTGTACTCACAGCTTCGAGCATACCCGGCATACATTAGTAACAAACTTCCTGTATATAAATCTAGACCTAGCATACCAGATATTTGTTTTGGTTCTACTTTTGGTGAAGAATCAGAAATAGTAAAAGGGTATACTCTATATAATGGAGATACGAAACTAAACTATTTCCCAAAAGATATGGAATATATACCGAATTTAGTTACAACTCCTAGTGACTTACTTCTTACAAAAATGCTTAAGGGAACTACTAGACTAAAAGTTCCTAATCTAGTATTTACTTGTGATGACGATGGAATAATTCAGTTTTTAATTGAATCTCCAATAACGGAATTATTCAATTTTAGATTTAAAACTGATAATGACGTGGCACAAGTATCATTTACTGATTTTAATGGAAACTTTATATTTATAGGAGATAATAATTCAACAATAACCACATCTATAAATAATGTAATAGTTACTATTAAGTATAAAACCCATGAAAACGTAACTTTTGATTTATTTTCGTATAACGGAACTATAGCAAACTACATCTCCTATGCATTTGTTGTTAGAGAGAAAAATAAGTCAAGATGTGAAGTTAATTGTTTACATTTAAATCCATTATTCAAATCTTACAAAGAACTATTAGCAGTAATAGGAAGCAGTAAGACTAGTGAAGGAAGAATTGCTTTATGATTATAAATATGATGGCGCATCCTAAAAAAGAACATTTAAAAAACCAATTTTCTGAACTATTAAGTTGTGACAAACTATCATTCGGTATAGTAAGCCAAACTAAACCAGATTTAAAAGGTTCGCCTTTATATTGCGAAATGAGCAGCATTCAAACAACTATATTTATAAATGAAATTCCTAGCTATTCTTCATATACGGATAAGATAAAAGGAAAAGATATAATAATTATTTCTAGCAGTGCGTCCGGCAATACCTACTCCATTGAAGAAAATTCAAAAATAGTTAGTGTACTCCACAATGGTACTACATCAACAATCAATATATCTTATTGTTGGAACTATGTCTATAACAATGAAATAGCCGACATGACCGCTACGCTAGATAGTATTTCTGAAGCATTAAGCTGCATAAGTGGAATAAAAGCAACTAGTAGCTACTCAAACAACACTATTGTTGTCGTTGGCATTGATACCATTTTAGGAATAAAGTTATCCACCACAAGCAGTGAAGCCCTATCGGACAGAATATCTTTAATTTCTTTTGAAAGGATAACAGTTTCTAGTGGATCTTGTATTTTACCTAGTGGAAATAAAGTTACACTATCGAATGATTTAATTATTTATATAGATAGTACAAAATTTTCATCCTTAAAAGATGCTTCTGGAAAAATATATTCAATCGTATTAAGATACAATCTTGTTTCTTCAAGTAAAGGTTATGATGAATTTAAAAATGAATTGGATAAAAATTTAGTAGAAGACAGCACTGACAATATGATTTCTTTAGAGTTATGTGACTCTAAAAATGGCCCTGACGGAGATGCTATATGCCTGGCTGTTATGAAGCCATTTGAAAGTTCCTTAATGATTGATAGCAATAAAGAAAAATTTTCTTTTTTAAGACCTTGGTATAGCCCTTTTGACATAAAGCACAGGAATGAAATTGGAACTGGCTTAATAACGCACAACAATCCTCATGGAATAAGTTTTAACGATATCGATAGTGACAATACCATACACAATCAGTTACTAGAAGGCGGTATTGTTTTAAGTAAACCACAACAGATTCAAAATGTTTGTGGAGAAATAAAAACATATAGCATAAGCAGATATGAAGTAAAAGCGGACTATGATGGAAGTATTACAGGAAATGAAGGAATAGTAAACAACAACGGAAAACAATTTGTAAGATATTTCATTCTTCCGGAGATACCTATTTCAATAATATCAATAACAAATGTAAATGGAAGTCCCATATATTATAAATGGATTGAAAAAACTTCTATTCTAAAAGTTCCAGAAGAACATGATGTTGTTGATTTTATAATATCATATATGTATGAGTCTACTTTAAGCACGTCAATATCAAGCAAAAGTGAAGGAGTCAGCATAAGTGGAGTCCGAGATAATGTTACTGTTCTTTCTGAAGGCCATTCTCTAACTACTGTTGCAAACAGTGTTGATTTCACAGATATTGGAAATTTAGATAAAAACTACGATGTTTATGTAAACAAAAATGGGGATATAGTAAAAATTCCACAGACAGAAGCATCTATAAGTCTTGAAACTACTTCTGATACCTTTGGGGATTTAGTTGGCAGAAGTAGAATAGAAGTAGCCATAACGGATACTCCAACTAAGTCAAAAATAGATTGTCCAAGTACCAGTAATCTATTTAATCTTATCTCGTACACATCTTCAAAAAGCTATACTTTATACCAAACCTATGTTCTTAAAAAATGGGATGGAACTAAAGAAGTAAATTCTTTAGAAAGTATGACTAATCCAAATACCTTATCAGTACTAAATAACGACTCGACGGCAACTAGTGATGTTGCAGCTATCAGCATAAAAAAATGCGACGATAAGCCAATATACGATTATTTTGAAAAAAATAATGCAGGAAAAATAGGTGCTAATGAATCTATCGAAGGTGGAATTGGAAGAAAAATAGATATAATAAAAAGAGAAGATGGATACATCTATGGTGGAGTGATATTCAAAATAATATTAGGAAGAGTTGATAAAACTACAGTAGACTCAAACATAACTATAAAGATTTTTCATAGAAGCATATATGGAACAACCTTAACAAGAGTAAATGTTGCTGGGTATGATCCATCTTATGCAGTTAATTTTGCAGAAGAAAAGAATGGAATAGTTAGTGCTTATATCTATACAGAAGATTTTGATAAGCAACTTTTATCAGGAATATGGAGTGTAGAAATAAGTGGAAGTTCATCGTCAAATGCCGTAATTTCTTATCTTTACTTTAGATGGAATTTAGGAAAACTAGATAGCAACATTTATTCTAAAGACAGCGACAACAACTACTTTAAATTAAGCTACACGGAAAATTCATCAAATCGTGTATATACATTAGGAACAGGTGAATCAAAAACTCCAAAAACTAATGACGACTTTACCGTTAATATTTCTATCATAGGTACCGCGGACGGAAATTCTGTAACAGAAGAACTGTCTTTTGGAAGCTCCTATAGAGACCAAAAAGGATTAAACACAATGATTACTAATAATGTGTTTGATACTATTGAAAAATATAACATAACAGAAGCTAGTACGACTGGTAAAATAACAATGCTTTCCTATCCTGTTGGAAACGTTGAAAACTTATGCGGTGTATTTTCTGCAAAATATGTAGATAGAAAAGTAAAAGAAATATATGATTTAAGAAATGTGTCCAGCTGCATTATGCAAAGCGCAAACATTGAAAAACTACATAAAGCATCTTCTTGTGCCGAACAACTAATGGAGTTTGTATGAATTGCATATTTAGTGATAATCTTTCAAGTCCTTCTCATTTGGATAAGTCAGTTGATTGGAAATTCGAGATAGAACCCGATATCTCTTTAAATAAAAATGGAAAATATCTATCTACAACAATAGTTCCTACATCTAATAATCTAATAATTTATGTTGATTCAAAAAGATATATAAACTATGAAACTTCGCACAACGGCGAAGAAGGAATATATTTTAATTATGGAATAAAAATAAATAGTTATGATTCTAACGGTAACAAAACTCAAATAATTCCATCATCAGAAAAAAATAATAAAAAATATGCAAACTATCTAATGGCTACATTATCAAATTGTTCTTATATTACAATAGAGTTCAATAAAAATATAACGTCATTAGCTGTATTTTGCATTTGAAATCAAAAAAGTATATTCAAATTTTTATTATGAATAAGAGAAAATAAAAATGTTAAAAAGTAAAGGTATGCTAGAAATTGTATCAACTTTATCTGATAGGAGTGTACTATGAAAAAAGGTCTTACTTTCAAAACTCTTATTGGATTTGACGATATTCAAAAAGAATTTGAGCTAGTGATAGATGAACATAGAGAAATGATTAAACTTATAATGGGTGATAATTATGGCATAGTTTCTTCTGTTTCAACGTCTAGTTCTGACTCTACTTTATATCCAGTTTATTCTAATGGAACACTATCAGTAACAGAAGGAAAAATAGTTACAAAAAACGGAGATATTGCAAGTCTAAGTGAGTTCACAAAAGAGATACCGTCTTTTTCAAGTGACTTGGCCATAATATACCTTTATGAAATGATTGGTTCTTCGGAAAAAAGAATAACAAACAATGGAAATGTTGCTTCGGTATGGTTTGAAAGAAAAACAGAAAGTGAAAGCATTTTATTAGTAAATGCTTCTGACTACTATAATCTGTCTGATGAAGTTAGACGTAACTCTATTTGCATTTGTGTTTTAAAATATCAAGAAGATAACGACCCTATTGTTGATCTAACAAACTCTAGCTATGACTTCAATAGACCTTGGTTTTCTCCTACTGACATAGCGCATAGAAAAGAAGTAGGGACGGGAGACTCAAGTGTACCTCACTCGATAGGATTAAATGACTTATCCTCTTCTAATATGACTTTGTACTCACAATTAGTCTCAAGAGGAATTATAGTTTCAAAAGATATAGATGTCGCCGGAGTATCTGGAACTTCTTATGAAGACAATGGTGTAGTCGAAGAAGATGAAAATGGAAACAAAATAGTAAAACTAACTGCGTATCCCAATGCTCTAGGCTATGCCATTGATAGCGATGGAAATGATATTGAAGTTGAGCTGATTAGTGGTGACAACAAGTTGTACATAAAAGACACTAAAGTAAATGAAGGTGATAAACTTAAGTACAATCTAATAATAACAGAGACTTTAATGCCCCCTAGCCCGGATACCTTCTTGGAAGAACTAACCTTCAAAGAAGCTAACTCAAATGATATTTGCATAACGCAAGGTTTACAAACTTCTATAAATGACTATTCTATTTCATTTGCAAATTGTGGCACTATAAAAAGAAATTTTGAAGTTGTTTTGGCTTCTGACGGTTACTTACACAAGGAACCTGAAATACTAGGATACAGCAGCCAAGTAGCTACATTCACAGAAATAAAAACATATAATCAAGAATTTGAAATTCCGGTATATGTTGAAATCGCCATCGAAGATGCAATTATACAAAATGATAGTACTGCTACGTTTATAGTAAATGGTTACAATGGAACGGAAAGTATTTCTGAAGAAGTTTCTTTTACTTTAGAAGAGTACAGTGAAGAAACTGACTACTTATCCATAAATAAAAAGACTTCAAACATCTTTACAAAAGTGACTTCGATTCAAGCATCAACAAATGATTTAAATAGTGGCGCTAAATGTACAATATATGCTTGTGCAAAAAGAGCATTAGACACTAGATTAAAAATAGCTAGTGTCATTTGGGATGGAAATAAAATTGATTCTATAAAAGATATCAGACCAATATCTACAACAATAAAAGACCCTATTGACGTTGATATAAACAGAGAAATAGGAAAGTCTATACTAACTAGTTTATATATAAACAGAATAAGTCAAAATTTATCTACATATAAACTCATAGTTGTAGAAGACTTTAGAAATGTCTCACACCTTGACACTAAAAGTGTTAATTGGAAAATTACTCCATACGGAATAAATTTTCCAATAATACCTAGTTCAATAATTGACTGTAGAAATTACTCTGACTGTTATAGAAGTAGAATATTTCAAGTAACAAGTAGTGAAACAATGTACGCACTAGTTCTCATCGGTGGAAATGATGAGACTAATGAATCTTTATACTCTGTTAGGCTTTGCACAACAAATAATACTGGATATAATGAATATAATATGATTCCAGTAAGTGAAGGACTATTCCTAATAAATTTTGCATCAAATTCTCCAGATTATATGCAAATAGTTATTAGTGGAAGAGCATCAGGATTTATACTAATGCGACTTGATGGAAGTACGAATACAGAGGATAAATACAAAGTATGAAAACTATATTTAAAACTGGAACATACTTAACCGCAGAAAATTTAAATCTAGCGCAGTTAGCGTATGGAAGTTCTGGAGTTATTAGCGGTGCAGAAGTATACGTTAATGAAAACAACTTAGTTGTGTCTTCAGGATTATTAAAATTTTCTGATGGAATGATAGTTTCTTTAGATGGAACAGATTATTTTGATTGGAGCAGTCTAGCCCACAATAAGTATTATTGCTTTGCTGTTAGATATGGCGACGATGTTACTTTTTCTGTTTCTCTAATCCTTCCTACTGACTATAAATATATTATTCTTGCAACTGCAACAATAAGCGATTCTTGCACAATAGTAAATGTTCAAAAGAGTTCAATATCAAAATCAGAAAAAATAATTGATGGAGTACAACTTTCTCCTTCGTCAATAATCTACGATGGATTAGGAACTGTGGAGTTAGTAACTGATTCAGATAAATATGTAAAGTATTTAAGTGGAATCATAAGTGCTGGTTTAACATCTGCAAAAATTTATGTTCCATTTACAAGCCCTTTATTTACTATAACAAAGGCTAAATTAAAACTTAAATTATCTAGTGATACAATACTAGGAATTTATGTATATGTTGACGGAACAAAAATGATTCCAGAAAGCAACAAGGTATATGGAAACACATTTACAGGAGATAGTTATACAGTTGACTTAGGAAGCATATTTACATCAGTAAAAAGTGGTACTTCTTGTTCTATTCTATTGTGGCTTTCACAAATTTCTTCTTCAGAAGAAAACACGACTTCAGATATTTCTTTATACTCAATAACATTAACAAACTCATAAATAAAACAAATATAAAAAGGATAAATATATGTTAAATACAGTTGTTGGAATGTACACAGTTGCAAAATTTCATAATAATGCAGACATGGACAGCTTCAATAAAGTCATAAGTAGAACTTTAGGGAAATTTGGACTGATTGATAAAGACTATCATGGAGAATACCCAAGTTCAGAAGAATTTTGGGTAGTTAAAATAAAAAAGAATATAAAGCCAGATCAAACTCAAGGATGCTTTATTCTTGAGCCTATAAAAAAACTTGACTTCACTAACGATATAGGAAAACTTGCTTGGGGAATGTATAGCATTGAGGAGATTGGAAAAGCCATTACCATAATCCGTCCAAATCAAGAATACTCAAATAAATATTGGCAACTTCCACTTGAAGAAAGAAAACACTTCAAAAATAAAGCAGTTATTGTTATTCAAAATGAAAAACTTTTAGATTTAGATAAGAAAGAAGGAAACTAAAAATGAATGATTTCACTACAGATATAAAAGTAATAGTAAATAATGAAAAAGATATGAAAGAATATCTAACAACATTTACTTCTGAATATCTTCTAACGTTGAGTGGCTCAAAAAGAAATGAAGTTTGTAAAGATTTACTGGAAGCTATAAAAGATTATCCCAAGTTAGCACCTCTTCCGGAATGGAAAGATATAATCAAAAACCCAGGTATATGGAACACACTTAAAGAAAGGAAAGACGAAAATGTTTGAAGTATTGTCCTACAAGTTAGCTAGAAAAGAAAAATCTTTTGAAGAGAGAACTCCTAGTGAACAGGAAGAGCTTATCCAAACTACTTATACAAAGTCAGTACTTGATTGCAAAAATAAAATAGTATCTCTACTACGCAAGTTTGTACGTGATGGCTTTATCAAAAAAGTAAAAGAAGTAAGTCAAATTAAAGAAGTTATTAAAAACTCTTTTGAGGGCTATCAAGATTTAAAAAGAAATTCGACATTTTACTTTGTAAAAGAGTCATTATATAAGTTTAGAGTAGAAATTGAAAACCTTGAAGGTAAAAAACTTTCCGATATGTATCAAATTTTTGATACATCTTTTGGAAATCCTGTTGATACTAAAAAAACAGACACGGGTTGGGCCGTAAGAAACTACAAAATAACGGATGTTAATGGAAACAATAGTATACTATCCATAAACATCTGGTTTGACTCTCCAGAAGATACTGTACTTGATGACCAAAGTGGAAAAAGAGCAACGGCAGTTATAAATGTCGATGCTTTTCAAACATTTACAAGAAGGTCTTTTGTAAAACTTGTAAATGGAAGTGCTTACATTGATGGCGATTTCGTTAAAAAAGTTTTGTTTATTGCTCTTAAAAATGAAGGTATAGTTACTCTTCCTTACTTAACTATGAGCATAAATAGTGTTCCTTCTGAAGAAGCAAAGCAAACAAAAGAGCATATACTGAAATTCCCAGATTCCAGAGTAATAAAAATTGGATTTGTTGATAATCGTCCAGCAATCAAAGCTAAAGCTAAAGAAGCTATCGGAATTGAAATAATTCCAGACGTAATTCCGTCATACAAAAAACCGCCTAAAGGTGTTATGTTTGATAGTCGTGGAAATTATCCACAAAACTTTACTGGAACATTTCCTAATGTAAAAGGCGAATTAAATCCAAATGATTATCAGACCTATTGTTACAGAATAGCTACTCCGCAAGAGATAGCTGATAATGATAAAGTTATTCCAGTTGAAATTGAAGGAATTAATTACTATATAAAAAGAGTTCCGCCTGAAAAAAGTGGATTTGAAAATTTCTTTAACAAAATTATTTATACTGATTTTGATAAAGATTTTATTTTCTACTACACTAGTGATGGAAGAAGAAGTCAAATATCTATTCAAAAATGCCAAAAACTTTCAGATTATGATGCTCTGTACTTAGCAAGTAAAGCACCGATAAACTTCAAAACTTCTATATTTGTTAAGGAAGACCACCCTATAGTGAAAGAGCCATTTTATGAATCTTATAAAAATAAGATTTTTGAAATAGCTAAAAATGCTAAAAAGTATGCAGGAAAAGAAGATATAGCCAAAGTTGAAGAATATCAAATTCCAGTATATGTTTTAAAAATGTCTGGATACTATGAAGAAATAATGAGTGGTTATAGAATTTATCTTGATAAATACTGTGGAGCAAACCAAAAACTTTGGGGGACACTTGACTCTAATGGCTACTGCATTTTAGATATTGATAATCCAGAGAAGGGTGGATTTAACATTCCAGAATTAAGAAAATCAGTTGAGGAAAAAGAAAAGCATAATAAAGAAGTTGCACAAGATACTAATGGTGATACCCCATTTCTTCCAAAAAACATTAAGGGATTCACAAATAAAATGTCTTTATTCCCACAGCAAGCAATAGCTGTATCTATGGCGGATGAACAAGATAATTGCTTGCTGGATGTTGATATGGGTGGCGGAAAAACCTGTATGATGGTTGCAGATATTTGTAATCAGATGACAAAAGGAAAAGTAAAGCGTCCTCTAATAGTGTGTCCTGGAAAGACACTTGCACAAAATAGAAAAGAAATTTTTGAAAAATGGTGTGACAAAAAGATGAATGTGTTTCCAATAAACACGGAAACCTGGAACAGAATAACAGATAGAGGATTAAATCCACAAGCATTAGTTGATATCGTGGATAAGATGCCTCCGAACACTATCTATATGACTGACTATTCTTTTGTTGCTCTTGATGCAAAAATTATTCCTATCGGAACAAAGCAAAAGACAAAAACAGGGCCGGAAGAACTTGTGTTTACAGAAGTATTTAGCAGAGCTAACTTCTTAATGAATAAATTAAAATTTGATATGGTGTATCTTGACGAATCTCATTATATCAAAAACATAAGTAGTAATGCGGCAAAAGCAACCGCAGTTTTAGGAAAAGCTAAAATAAAGAGAATAACGTCAGGAACTATTATTCCTAATTCAATTTCTGATTTGTTTGGTCAATTAAGATTCCTTGACCCGACTATTTTAGGAAGACAAGAAGATTTTATAAAGAATTATGGAATTATAGATGATAATACAGGTAAATTTACTGGTAGATGGCAAGAAGATTCTCAAAAGAGAATCAGAGCACTGATTGAGCAGAGAGGCGGCGTTTCCATTAGGCGTTCCATGTGGAGATGGCGTATGCCATCTTTAACAGAAAAAATTCATTATGTAGAACTTACTGATGTACAAAAAGAAATCTACAACATGATTATGGAAAACCTAAAGATTGAATTGAGTGAAGACCCGAAAATTCAAGCCGCTATGGAAAAAATTAAAAATGATAACGAAGATGTAGGAGACACTGATTATGAATCTGTTCTTGCAAAACTTTCTCGTTTTACTACATTCTTAGCTGCTCCTGGCTCTGATGCAATCATTCAAGCATTAAAGGCTCTAAAGGAGGGCAAGTCCATCCAAGAAGTTAGACAGTCGTTTGTAACAAATACATTAAACGATGTTAATGACGAAGGAACTTCAAAAGAAGAATCTGACTTTGATAGTTCTGTTTCTATTTCTGATAGCGACTTGGCAAAACTACAAGAAATTAGTAAAACTATAACAGACAAAGATATTATAGGGCCAAAAATTAGTGAAGTAAACTCTATATTAGAGCATCATTTCTCGGCTGGTTTTGATAAAGATGGAAATGCAAAGAATGGAAAAGTAATTATCTTTTGTCAAAGAAATGATATTGCTAAATCAACCTATGAAAACATAGACGGAAAATTTAGAAGTCACGCAGTTTGGTATAATGCATCAAGACAAAAAGAACTTATGAAATTCCAGCAAGAACCTAATTGCTGGATTATAATTGCCGTTGATAAATCTCTAAAAGAAGGAATAAATCTTCAGCAGGCAAGTAGAATTATTCGTCTTGACATTCACTGGAATCCAGGGGATAATGACCAATCATACGCTCGTGCCTTCCGTTCTGGGCAGAAGAGAAATGTCAATGTTGACATTATTCTCTGCGAGGGTACGATGGAAATTTGTAAGTATATGAGATTGATTTCAAAAGAATATCTCAATAGAAAGCTTATTTCAAACTTCAATGAAGGTAATAATTACGACTTTACTCCCGTTCGTATGAGCATTGAAAATATGGAAACATTCACTACTAAGAGTAGTGTAGCTCCATTTGAAACTATGCACAATATGATTAAAGACGATGAGATTAAAGAATCAAAAAAATATGGAGAAAAATATTCGAGCTATCAAGATAAAAATATTTCTACCATCGGTAGTGATGAACAGCTAGAAGGATCGAAGATGGTATTTACTCCAGACCTTTCCGACGACTTAAAGATGGAAAAGTTGGTAAATAATGATGATAGTCGCATTCGTCTAACAAAAGTAGAGTATATAGGAAAAACAGAAAAAGAAATTGAAGATATGAAGAATGATGTAGAGGAAGAAAAAGAGCTAAAAAGACAGAAATACATCAGCAACTTAAATCAACAAAGAAAAGAAGATAAAATTCAAGAGCTTTCAGAAAAATTGGGATTTAATCCACTTGAAGTTCTCGAAGAACAAACTGCCGATCCTAAAAATATTCACTTGTGGTTGCTAGACAGAGACGACGATATATACCTAATGACTTTAAAAAATAGTACAAGTAATTTCCTTACAAAGTTTAGATTTAAGTCTAAAGGAATAAAGTACATCAAGATGATTAAGTCTGTTGAAGATTTAAAATCTTTAAACAGGATTTTAAAGAAAAACGACTATGAAAGTAATCTCGAAGAAGACATTATCAATGATAAGTCATTAAATAGATTATTAGGGATAAAGAAGAATCCTAATGCCATAGCTACAATCAAAAAATATTATCAAGCTACTGCAAAAAGAAGCAATGGATATATTGAATTTGACTGGACTAGAATGGAAAAAGGACTATTTCTTACAACAGATGTTGATATGTCTGAATTTGGTTTCTTAAAAATTCCAAAGAGCCTAGAAAGACTTATTACACCTGCATTACTGGCAAAGATTCTTTCTGATATTAATGCCGAATCTCCTATTGGAAATTTAAAAGACTTGAATGAAGAGTCACAAAAGAGATTTGGAAAGAAAATAAATATAATTAGAATCATTTCCAACAGTAAGAATAGAGATTTAAGCGAATACGAAGAAGACAAACTTCCAAAGAAACCTACTGATGAAGATAAAGAAGACAGAGTACCAAAAAAGCACTCTAAGGACAATGAAAGAAAGTCTACTAAGTCAAATAAACCGAAAACTAACTATAAGGCTAATGATTTTGATAATGCACAATTAATTCTGGGCACTCTAGACTTTGTTTCTAAAGATAAGAGTATGGCTAAGGCATTCAATACTATATTTAGTGATTTAACTGGATATGATTTAATAAAGCTGATGAAGAAACAAGGAGC